TTATTCATCATCCGGTTCAGCACTGTACTCCACATCGGAGAGCTTAACCTCAAGCTCTAATCCCGTCGTGAATCCATTATTATTCAGATTGTGAGTTACCTTACTGATTAACCATGCCTGCTCATCTATGACACGCTTAAAGCCCGACACGCGCACCGGTGTCTCGGGGAATAAATCAGCCCGACCGAGCGCCAGTGTAATTGAAAACTCCGCAACGCCTCGCTGCAACTTATCCCACTTAGCCTGAGCTGCTCGCATCGCCTGAGCCTTTGAAGCGTAGACCGTCGTCAGCGCCAGCACGTTATCAGCCTCACCGGCCATATACTCACCCTCGCGCGCTTCCTGCTCTTTTTTGGCTTTTGTCTTTTTGCTGACCGGCTTTGCTTTCGGGTGTTCCAGTGCGCGCAGGTGCTTCTCTTTTGGTTTACGTTTCAGCGTTACCTTTTGCTTTTGCGGCTTAGGGTCTTTGGTGTGCAACCATTTTGCCGTTACGCCGGTATAAGCCCCACGGTCGGCAATGGCAAACTGATGACGGTCACCATCACTGCGGGTCAGTGTCATTTGTGGGACGGGTTTACCGCTGGCCGTCACTGCGCTACCGGCTTTCAGAAACAGCAATTTCCCCGCTTTCACTGATACTGCCGCCCCGTTGCGCTCAGCCAGTCTGGTCAAAAATACTGCGTCGGACTCCTGCGACTGGTCGATATGCGGTACCGAGATTTTTTTCAGCGAATCCGCGACGCTGGCCGTCAGTTTATTGCGTTTTGCGATGGCGCTGACCAGCTCACCGAGAGTGGTGTCGTGCCATGATTCCTCACGCCGTGAATTGAGTGTTCCGCGAAAATCTGCGCTACGCGCACGAATGGTCAGCGTATCAGGCGCGCCTCGGTGCTCAATCTCATCAACCGTGAAATCGCCCTTATTCAGAAGTGCCGAACCCTGCCAGCCAAGCCACAGCGTCAGCACCGCGCCGCGCAGTGGTAACTCGACTTTGCCGTCAGTATCGTCGAGCTCAATGTCTAGCTGGTCAGCTTCAAAACCCCGGTTGTCGGTCATAGTGAGAGAAATCAACCGGTCACTAAAATTGCTGGTAATGTCCTGGCTGTTCAGTGTCAGCATAAATGCCGGTGCAAGGCTTGCCCCGGCGTCAATGGTCATGCCCGTCATCATGCGGTCAGCCCTCCGAGCATACCCTGCAGCTTATCGGTCAGATTACCGGCAGAGCCAAGCAGTTCGCCAGCCTGCTTATTCAGGTCGCCAAACATCGCCGCCAGTGATTCGTCGACCCGTTTCAGCGAAAGTGTGAAATCAATCTTTCTGGCCGCGCCATCACTGAAAAACTCGGTGTGTGTAGTCGAGACTTTATCGACGATATACATCCCGAGAATATTGCCGGTACCCTCAATCAGCGGCCACGCTCTGCCCTCGTCGGCCATCAGTTCAACTGCCCTCAGTGATATACGGCCACCGGTAATGGCAGGGTAAAGCGTACCGGCAAGCTGAATGGAGGTTTCCCCCTCACCGAGAAACTGATACGCAGGAGGTTTACCGACCCGGTCATTAGATGCCCAGCGATAATCCTTCGAGAGTTGCATCGACTGATAAGGCAGGGTGCGGCGTTCAAACACAAACATTCCAAGCGCAAGCATCATTATTTATTCCTCCTCAGTCATGGCTCATACTGGCACGCTGACGCGCACGCTTTTCGCGCTCAATCTGTTCGAGCGTATCGCGTAGCTGTCGGTCAAGCTGATGCCCCGGCGCAACGCCACCCGGCAAAGTGATGTTGTATTCGCTTTTACTCTGGTCAATGTAAGAGCGTCCCGCCGGTGCGGTCACTGGCTGATAAGCCTGATAACCACCATATGTGCTGGTTGCCGGGATGTAGGAATTACCCTGTGTGGCGGCGTTGGTTTTGGCTGCGGTCTGGTCGAGGCTGTCCGACTCTTTGTTGATGATGCCGAGCTTTTCGAGAAGCCAGTCGACACCGCTGCGCAACTTGTTAAATACATTGAGCGGAGCCATCAAAGCAGAGGCCAGCGCCTGACCAAATATGACGCCGACATTTTTGCAGCTATCGAGCGTTTCCTGCGTGGCCTTGACCGGTGCTATCAGGTCTTTAAACCACTGCCAGACACCGCGCAGTTTCTCACCGAGACCGTCAAAAATGGGTGCCAGTGGAGCGAACATTTCCCCGACAGGGGTAAAGGCGCTCATGACCCCCTCAATCACCCCCGAGAAAAATGCGCTGATGGGCTCCCAATATTTACGAATGAGCAGCGCCCCGGCCACAATCGCCGCCCCCAATGCGACAATCGGCCAGGTAATCGCGCCGAGTGCGGTCACAATGGCACTACCGGTGACAGTAAATACCGTACCCAGCACGCCAGCAGCAGCGATAATGGCGTTAATCCCCATAACAACCGGCCACGCAACGAGACCAATACCGCCGATGATACCAATCAGAGCCAGTGCGCCACCGGCGATGATGCCGATGGTTGTCGCCAGCCCTTTGTTCTTCTGGATCCAGCCGTCGAGCTTTAACACGTATTGCGTGGCGGTTTGGGTGAGTTTACGCAGCGAGCCCTCTTGCTGGTCAAACAGGTCGGTACCGACTGCCTCATAAGCAGACTGGAACTCTTTAAAGTCGCCGCCGAGGTTATCCTGCATGACCTTAACCAGTTCCTCGGTTTTACCGTCCGAGGCTTTAAACGCTGCGGTGAGCCGGTCAAGTTTGCCGCTTGAGGCTGCTTCCATCAGTACCGCCGCCGCCGAGCTGGCCTCTTCGCCGAAAATGGTTTTCATGTACTCGCCGCGCTGGCTTGTCCCGAGGTTGTTTTTCTCAAAGCTGCGCTGCATTTCTTTCAGGATGGAGAATATCGGGCGCGTGTTCCCCTTGCTGTCGGACGTTTTGACGCCGAGCTCCTTAATGGCCTCAAACGCTTTTCCGGTGGGAGCCTGCAGGCGGCTGAGAATGGCGCGGCTACCCGTGCCCGCCATTGACCCGGTGATTTTGGCGTCGTGCAGCGCACCGACCATTGCGGCGGTTTGTTCGATGCTCACCCCGGCATTTTTTGCCACCGGCGCGGCATAGGTCAACGCGTCGCTCAGTCCGTCAAAATCGGCGGCGGTTTTGTTCATCGTCATCGAGAGAACGTCGCCAATGTGCGCAATCTTGTCGTTTGAAAGCTGAAATGCTGATTTCATCCCGGTCAGCAGCGCAGCGTTTTCCTCCATCGAGCGTCGGTTTGACAGTGCCATATTCAGTGTGACCGGCGTCGCCGCCTGAATAGCAGCAGCGTCACCGCCGCTTTTCGCAATGATGATTTGCGCGCTCGCTGCGTCATCTGCAGAGGCTGCAGTATTGTCGCCGAGCTGGCGAGCCTGTTTGCGTAACGCCTCCATTTCTGGCGATTGCTTATCGACCCCGAGCACAGCCTGCAGCTCGGAATTTTTCTGCGCAAAGTCATAACCGGGCATCAGCAATTTAACCCCGGCCATCGTTCCCGCTGTCGCAATACCTACCCCGGCAGCGCCTGCTGCGGCCATGTTACCGGCAAGCTCCTTACCTGATTTATATCGTTCTTTCACGCGGTTTAAGTGCGCCTGCTGTGCGCTGACCTTCGCCAGCGCCTCGCGCTGCCGGTTGAGTTGTGCTGTCGTTTCACTGATGCGGTTTTTTAATCCTCGCTCGTCATTAGCAAGGTTGCGGGTATTGATTCCGGCAGTACCCAGTTCGCGTTGCTGGCGTTTTACCGACTCGGTGAGGCTGTTGTATTTGACCTGCAGACCATCAGCCGCACGTTTTGCCGATTCAAGCACCTGCGCCTGCGCACGCGTTGGCCGTTCGGTATTTTTAAATTGGGTGGCAAGCTCCTCGGCTTCACGTTTCGCTTTTTCAAGTGCCTGACCGGTTACGGCCAGTTGCGCGCTTGTCTTACGAAAGCCGTCGATTTTCGACGCCTGACCATTCAGGTCACGCAGCCCTTTTTGTGTGGTACGAATATCACCCGACAGGGTTTTACTCGCGGTCTGGATAGATTTAAGCGGTCGGGTCGCCTGGTCGACCGCTTTCAGCAATACCTCAAGCCTCAGGTTATTACTCATTGTGGTTTCCGCTACGCTGCAGCGCCTTTTCGCGCCATGTGATGAGCTCGCTCAGGCTCAGGGAATAGAGCTCTGATGGAGGCCAGTGGAATATCACTGCGATATCCGCCATCAGGTCATCGGTCGACAGGTCGGGCGGGAAGTCTATTCCGCCGAATCCGGTGACAAAAAACCAATCACCTTAGCGGCCAGAGACAGCATATCGGGCAGGTTCATCGCGGTGAGTTCCTGTGTGGTGAGTGCCGGGTAGGTCATGCGGGGCAGCACCTTAATCAGCGCATCGACCTCGGACTGCGCCACCGCCGCCAGACTGACGCCGCGCAGGGTGCCTGCGTTCGGTTCAATCAGGGTGACCTTTTCAATCGTCTGACCGGCGCGCTTAATCGGCTTGTCGAGGGTCACGACATTCGGGTTTACGGTGTCAATTTCATTGCCAGCCGTATCAACAAATTCAGGGGTTTTGCGTGGTGCTTTTGCCATGATGTTTTTTCTCTGCTCTGAATGGGGGTAATAACCGGCCAGCGGCGCTGACCGGTCAGGGAATTACAGCATCCCGATTGCGCGGCGGTGCTGTTCCAGACGGTCGACGCCGTTCACCTTCTCGACCATGTTGACGGTGTCGATTTCGATAATGTCGCTACCATCAATCGTGAGGCGGTAATAGGTGCAAACGGTCGACAGTTTGGTCGAGGTGTTTTCACCCTGCTTATTCTCGCCGCCGTCGATTTCTTTATGACGGCCACGCATGACCACCTCGACAGCAACGATTTCGCCAGTGTCGTCACGCTGGTAAGAGCCAGCAAAACGCAGCGGCACGGCATCAGCGCCCGGCGCGGCATACTGCGCCCACAGCGCCACATCAGGCAGGCCACCGACAGACCATTCAACGGTGAGGGCATCATCATCGAGACCGAGGTCAATCGCCGCCGCGCCATTCATGCCGCCGCCGCGATAGTTTTCGAGCTTGCGGGTCAGCTTCGGCAGCGTCACGGACTCAACAACGCCCATGTAGCTCAGGCCGTCATTGAACATGTTCAGATATTTAAGTTTGCGGGGTAGTGCCATGTTGTTTCAGGCTCCTTAGCTGTTGACCGATTCGGCCAGATTCACCAGATATTTATCGGTGATGCGCTGGCGCAGGGTCAGGCTTTCCAGTGGGGGAACCGGTGTATAGTCGTAGTCGATATACAGTTTCCCGGCCTTGAGGGTTTCCTTGTCGTTCGATTCCTCATCGAACCAGCATTCACCGTCCACGATGTAGCCGTTAGATTTCAGCTCGCGGAATTTGGCGTTAATGCCGTCGACAATGTCACGGATGAGCGATGCGGTGATGGGCTTATCGACCGCCCACATGTGCGCCTCAGCCATTGTGTCGGCGAGCACCTGCGCGGTGCGGGTGTAGTTCTCAAACAGGAAAAGCGGGTCATCAGAGCAGGTGCGGTTACCCCAGAAGCGGAAACCATCTTTGCGCACCAGCGTCGTGACCCCGGCCTCGTTAAGCAGGTCAGCGTCAGTGCCGGATGCCTGCAAATCCCAAAAGACTGAGGCGCTGATGCCGGTAACACCCTGCACGCCAACGTTAGACAGGGTTTTGTGCCAGCCGATGGTCTGGTCGATGTAGGCGCGCAGACCGAGTGCGCGGGCGGTGGCATATGCCGTCGCGGTGGCGTTCGTGGTGGTGTCCCATGCGAGAAAATCAGGCCAGATGACCATCAGCTCACGCTGGCTGAAATTCTCGCGGTATTTGATGGCATCAGAAAGGGTTTTACAGCCCCACGCACTGACATAGCAAAATGCGCGTAGTTTGATAGCGGCTGACGCAAGTGCGACCGCCACCTCCTGCGTATCGAGACCCGGTACACCGAGAATGCGCGGCTTAACGCCGGTAACCGCTTCGGCAGTCAACAGCGCTTTAATGCCGGTGTATTTTCCGTTCTCATCCGTTCCGCCGATGATATTGGTAACGGTCTGCGCTTCCGCGTCGTCTCCGGTACCTTCGGCAACGCGCACGACAACAGTGACGGGTTTTGACTGGTCGGCGATAGCTTGCAGGGAGGCAGACAACGTGCCTTTTTTACCGGCTTTCGCAATGGCGCTCTGCACATTGGTAATCAGTACCGGCTCGTTGAGGGGGAATGTCGCGGCATCTGCATCGCTGGCCGTGCAGACCATGCCGACGATTGCGGTTGCAACAGTGGAAATGACGCGGGTGCCGTCGTTAATCTCAAGCACCTGAACGCCGTGGTGAAAATCACTCATCCGGTTAACTCCGTGGTTAGTGGGCGAGTGTATTTTCTGTTGTGCAGTAACGGCGGGCTATTTGTCGGCGTTGGTTAGCAGATGGCACATAAACAAATTAAGAAAAGACGGGCATCAGCCCGCCATTCTTTCAAAGGTTCCTACTTTCAAAGGTTCCTATTCCGGCTTCTCTGGCCATTCCGGTTTTGCCGGATCAATCTTCGTCAGTTCGTAACGATATTTTTGCCATGCCGTCAGCCGGGGCCTGTCCGTGTCATCGATATAATCGCCAGCGAGCGCGTCTGCGAGTGGGATAATGACCGAATCAGCCTCCGCACGTAAAACGTTAATTTTCGCCTGCGCTATGACCCGCATCTCTGCGGCTGTCGGCGGTGGCATATCAACCCAGCCCGGCATTCCGTCTGCTCCGGCTGCGCGGGTTTTCCCAGCTGGCGGTAGCGCGGTAAACTCATTAAACACAGCATCATCAACTTCAATAGCATCTGATAAATCCCAGTCGGCATCGTCATACAATGAGCGTTTAGATATCTCGAAAAACGCGTTATTTTTTGCTGAATAAATATAATTTTTCATCAGTACCCCAGGGCAAAATAAACGCCAGATGTATAGTTCGCTGCCCCTGCAAAACGGGCAACAAATCGGTCCCGTTGGAGGGTGGAGTTATTAACGGCAATGTACATTGCATTGCCTGTTCCCGGCTCGTAATCCGCTGTAGCAAACACGCGCAGACATTTGTTGGGAAACGGGGTTTGAAACAGCGTTGTAATATCCTGAGAAGTGGTAGGAGCTGCAATAGCCCCCCACTTCAGAATGAACATGCCAGTTCCTGTGCTGGAATCCGGAAGTGCCTTTTCACCAGTCCCTGCCACCGCCGACGCGAACAAATCCATTCCAGGCAGTTGCCCATTCAGGCTCCCGACATCACGCATAGCCGCCGATTTCAGAGACAAATACGCCCGCAGGCCCGCGTCATTTTTTCCAGACAGTGCGGTCAGCGTAGCATCAAGTGGCTGCTTTACTGCAAGAGCGGAATCTATTCCAAGGTATTGCAGAATTTCTGTGTCACTGTGGTTAGCAAAATATGTCAACTGCGCTGACAGTGGTTGCTTTGCTGCAAGAGCTATATCTAATCCAAGATTTTGGAGAAACTTCGCCACATCTTGAATATCCGCGCCGTTTTGGCTTTTCTGCATCGCGCCGGTGATACGTGCATCATCACCCGCCGCAACAGTATTGGCAGTTGTACCGGTGTTTTTCGTCGAGCTGTCACCAAGTTGCAGATTCTGGCGCGCCAGTGCTGGATTAGTTAAATCGGAGAGATTGCGTTCTTTAGCCAGCCGTGCATTCGCGTTATCCATCGCAATTTTTACGGCTTTCGGGGTTGCCGATTGTGTCTCGCGGTCATCCGTCACGCTGCTGTTAAGCTGCGTAAAACCTTTAGCGGTAGTGGATGCATCTGGATGGTTGCGCGACTGTTCATGGGCGCGTATGAGCCCGTCAGCGTAACTCTTCACCTCGATAACCTTATCGTCAACATACTGGCGCGTAGCAAGTACGACCGACGGGTCGATTTTCAGGGTAATAGCCGACGTGCTCGATACAATCAGAATCATGCGAATGGTCTGAGTGCGTCCGCTTCCCTCCTGCAGTTCCGGCTTGTAGGTCTCCGGGCAGTTCGCCACGGCAATAAGTACACCGGCATCATCATAGAGACCAATCTCGCGGATCCAGAAACCGCCCTCATTCTCGGGAATAATCTGTTCCGCGATAATCTGGCTGGTATTGGTCGGGTCAATGGTCAGCAGGTTCAGCGGCGCGATACGCTTCTGGCTGATGAGCTTCGTCTGCGCCGGGTCAGGGGTCGGCAACGTACCATTCGCGTCACCGACCGCCATCTGCGTCAGGTTCAGCTTGGTACCGAGTGCCGCCGCGTTCGCCAGCCGCGCCGCGCCCTGATTGGTCAGAATGGCAAAATATTTTGCGGTCATGCGTTCACTCTCAGGTTATCAATCAAATGGATGGCCGAGGCCGGGTAATATTCACCGCCGACGACAATTTCCTCAGGGGTGTAGGGGTAAACGGTCAGCGCGTCGCCGTCGTAACATCCCGCGCCGACATACAGCTCGCCGGTGGTACTCAGACTGATAGCCAGCCCGGTCAGGTGACGGCTTGCCGGTTTGGCGTCTTCAATCAGGCGCTCAAGCTCCTGATACATTTCGTCAGTGATGCCACTGTCGAGCACGCCGACAACAAGGCGGAATGTGCCTGGCTCCTCGTCGAGCTGCCACCACTCGCGCACCTCAATCAGAAAACCGAGCGGCTCAACCACCCGACGCAATGCGCTGATGGTGCCTTTGTGCTGATGGACGAAAAAGGAGGAGGCGCAGACACTGCGCTTTGTCGCTTCCGGCCACTTCTCATCCCACCTGTCGACCGACAGCGCCCACGCCAGATACGGCAGCAGGTTTACCGGACAGGTGCGCCAGTTCCACAGGGTGCGCAGCGGTACCGGCACGCGCTGAATCTCAGAGAGCGCGGCAGCGGCGGCAACCTCCAGCGGTGACGAGCCAACGGGTAACAGCCGGTCACTCATCCGAGCCCCCGATAGTTATCTGGTACTCGGTGCAGTTCGACGCCTGCGACTTACTCAGCACAATGTCGGCCTGCGGTGATGCCAGCTCGACACGCTGCACCCCCTCAACATGCAGCGCCGCGTAAATGGCTGACAGCCGGATATCACGCCCGAGGCGGTGCTGCGCGCTGATGTAGCTCTGCAGCTTCTGCTCTGATGCCTGCCTGATGGGCTCAGATTCGGGGCCGGGGTAAACGTAGAGCGTTGCGTCAATCTGGTACGGCACAATCTCGGCTGACTGGACGGTCACCCGGTCGGCCACCGGGCGCACATCTTCGGCATTCAGCGCCTTATCAACAATCGCCAGTAATTCAGGGCTGGCGGTGCCGTCCCCCTCTCGGGATAACACTGTAATCGTCACGCAGGCTGGCGACGGACTTGCGACCGAAACGTCAGCGACCCGCCCGTCGGCGCTGCGACCGTGATACTCATATGCGCCGACCGGCCCGGCCACGCTCAGGCCCTCAAATGCCTGTTGCGTGCGCAGACGCAGGTCGGTATCGGATTCCATAACGGCAGGCGTCGGCGGGATGGTGGTGTCATCCGCCGGGGTGATGGTCAGGCGCTCGGTATTGTTGTTCCCGGCCACGACGTCGAGGTCGTTACCGGCGGAATAGGCCAGCGTCACCGCCTGCGCGGCTTCGTTCACCCGCTGACGCCAGATAACTTCACGGTAGGCGTTTTCCTGCAGCAGCTTAACAATCGGCTCCGATTCGAGTGCCAGCGTCCGGGCAATGGCCTCCTGCTGGTCTTCGGGATAGAGCGAAATCAGCGTCGCAATGCGTTCCGCAAGGATGGTTTCATAGTCCAGTTCCTCAACCACGTCGGGAACGGGTAACTGACTCAGGTCAACAGTTGCCATAGTGATTTAACTCAGTGAAACAGTGGTTGAAACTGACGCACCGGTATCGGTACGCATCCCGGTAATATCGACATACATCTCGCCAGCGTCGCCGGTCTCAAAGCTGATAGAGGTAAGCCTGATGCGCGGTTCCCACTTCTGGATCGCCGAATAGCACGCCACCATAATCTGCAGCCTGAGCGCCGGGTTTTGCGGCATATCAATCAGCGCCGACAGGAGTGAGCCATATTCACGACGCATCACCCGCGAGCCGACCGGCGTCAGCAGAATGTCGCGCATGCTCTGGCTGATATGCTCGGTGTCGCTGATACCGAGGCCGGTATTGCGGTTCATCCCCATATAGCGCGCCGTCATTTGGTGCCCTCCGTCCAGCTCCCGCCCCGTTGCACGCCGCCGTGACCGTGGTCATCAACCTGCACACCGTTTGATTTAAACGTACCGCCGGTATGTTCGATGTTTCCACGCATGGTGCCGCCTTTCTGTACCTCAAGCGTCGCCGTCGTCAGTTTGTTTGTGCAGACCACCTCCGGGGTGTCCAGGGTGATGCGGGTTTCAGCTTTCACCAGAACCACCGGAACGGTGGCGGTGATGGACTCCGATGCCGTCACGTCGGCAGTCTTGATGCCGCTGACCGTCAGCGCACCGGTTTCGGGCTCGTACTCCATAACCGCACCATCAGGGAAAGCCACATGCCATGCATCCGCCGAGGTTGACGGGGCTGGGTTATCGTCGGAGAAAATACCCGGCAGCACGAAAGCGGTATCGAGCTCGCCACCGATTGCCAGCAGCAGAACCTGCTCACCGACCGAGGGAGCCCACCACGTCCGCGAACGACCGGCGCGGGTGGTCAGCCAGTTCAGCCATGTAGTCTGGATCCCGCCGCTTTGTACGCGGCACAGCCCCTTCACAATATCGACCTCAGTCACCACACCTGAGCGGATGAGGTTGCGAATTGCGCGCGCGAGCTCCTGTAAAGTGGATAACGTATTCATAGTGCAAGGATGCCTCTGGTCTGGAGCCGCGCCAATTCGCGCGGCTCCGGTGATGGCTCACACAATATTTATTTGCCGAGGTGACTGAGAATGACGTCTTCAATCATCTGCTCATCGTCGCGGGTGAAACCGAGCAACGGGCGCGCCTCGTACTGCACATCGCGGCTGTTGCGGTTTGGCCGGTCTTTGAGGCCATACTGATGCACCTGCGCCATGCGCTGCACTTTGCCGGTAAATTCCACCACCGCCGCACTGTCGCTGCCTTTGGCTTTCATAAAGCGACTGGTGCGCAGTCTGGTGAACATTTCGCGCTTAATGCGGCCTTTCTTGCTCCGCACCGGCTGGCGCTTTCGCGCGGCATACGGGGTGCCGTCGGGTGCCTGCTGCCGCTTAATACGCTGTTGCTGACTGGCGCGCAGCTTTTTCGCAATCTCAGCCGCCATTTGACGACGCGCCGCCGGTGACAGGCTGGCAATCAGACCGGCAAGGCGCTCCTGCAGTGCGGTTAACTCACTCATCCCACTTACTCACCAGCTCACCGTTAACGTACAGCTCGACCGGGCGCGTCACGGGTTCAGGCAGCGACGGCTCCGGCGCATAGCTGACGTGCAGTGCGCCGTCGACTTCTTTGACGAGCGTGCGCTCGGTGAGTCTCAGGCTGATACTGATATCGAGCGAATCGTCGTTATTGATATCAATCATCCAGGTGAATCCTTTCTCCCTCCCGGCGTCGGTGGTCATAATGTCCGGCTGATGCTCACGCAGCCACGCCTGCACCGGCACAAATATCAAGTCGAGGTCGCCGGTGAAGTCAGTCACCACCACGTTAAGCACGTACACCTTTTCAAACGACAGCGAGCTCGCCAGTCGGGAATCGGTATGGCCGTTGTCGGCAAACAGGCGCAGCATATCGGGGTTATTTCGGAGCTGCGGCACGGCGTTAATCAGCGCTTTGCGCAGGCTTTTGTGCTTTTGCATCGAGTTCATCCTGACAGTGTTTGACGGTTTTGACCTGCAGCGCACAGGCAGTCAGCGCGCCCTCAAGACGGCGAATATCCGCGCTCAGGTCACCATTTGTTTTCGGGTCACTTCCCGGCATCGGGCAAAGGCTCACCTTCGGGCATCCGTTGACCACAATCACCGGCGCTGGCGCAGGCGTGGCGGGAGTGCAACCGACGCACAACATCAGGCAGAGCAGCGTTATACCAGCGGCGAAAGGCTTCATTTTCATTAAGTAACCTCGTTATCGTCTGCTCACGGCGGCTGGCTTCTGCACTTGCCTTTGCGAGCTGCTCGCGCAGTGCCACCTGCGCGGATTCATTACGTCGGGCGAGCTGACCGGCAACACTGAGCTGATTTTTCAGCATGCCAATCGTCGTCTTTTGCTCGCTCGCGACACGGTTTGCCGCCTCAAAAGAGCGGGATAAATTGCCGTTCTCATGGCGCAACCACAGCAACCCGAGCACAGCCAGCACAAGCAGCGTTATCAGGACTTTCATGCCACCACCCCGCCAGCCGTGCGCCAGACAGTGACCAGCTTTTCGAGACTGTGCTCGCGCTGGCCGTAACCGGCACCCGGTAATGACGCCCAGATATTGCGACAACGGGAAACAGCACGCTCAATACGCCCCGCCCGGATATCGTCAATAGCACCGCGTTCCCGGATTAACTGGATCGCGAGCTTGTCCTGCGACAGTGGGCTGAAATCAGGCAGTGAGAGCTGTTTTTTATAGTGCGGCCAGAACAGATAAAGCTGCTGGTAACGCCCCGATGCCGTGGATTTCTCGCCACGGCGATTAAACACTTTCGGTGGTCGGCCATGTGCGAAAGGGTGGTCGCTGTAATCGGTGAAAATCTCTGGCTTACCATCAAGGCCGGTGACAATGACGTCATAGCCACGGTTTTTCGTCAGCGGATGGTTCGCTGTTCCTTCGGAATACGCCAGCATGTCCAGAAAGGCGGCGATATTCTGGTGAGTATTAATGACCGGCATCGTCTTCCCCTTTCTGTGACTTAAAGCGGCGCTGTATGGCGATTTCCACCACCTGATAACCGGCAATGCCGAGCATGGATCCAATCCCGCACACGGCAGGCAGTGACATATCAGGAAACTGCACCAGAACAACACCGGCGACCATCGAAACGAAACCGCCGAGCAGCATGCGTCCGACAAACAGGCGCGGGGTGATGGGCTCACCACCTGCCAGCACTTTCCCGACAACAATCATCACGCCAATCACAAACAGTGACAGGACGCCTTTTTCCCCTTCTGTCATGGTTTACTCCCAAAGATTGATAGTGTTAGTTACTGGTGAAGACGGCACATCGGGCAGGTCAATCTCGGTACCATGCGGCAGAATGACTCCCAGCTCAGACAGACCCGGATTAGCCTGCAGCACCGTCTCGACCACGCCCTCAGTGCGCCCGTAATACCGGGCGCAAATCGCATCGAGGGTGTCGCCCTGCATTGCCCTGACTTTCATCAGAGCTGACCCACTATGCAGCGCGGCTTGTCCTGCAGACGCGCAACTGACCAGCGCATATCCCGCCACAGGTCATCAATGGTGGTTTCCACACTGTCGGCTTTTTTGTCACCCTTGCCGGTGGCCTCAACGCCGCGATAGCGCTCATACAGGGTGGCGGTTGCCATCGCCGTCACGGCGCTGAGGTAGTGGAAAACACGCACATTCTCGCCGTCGATTTCCTCGGCAGGCACGTCGGCCAACTGCTTAAACCCGGCGGCAGTCTGACGCAGCCGGTAGTCGTAAAGCTCCGCATTGGTCTCGGCCATGCCGGTCTTGATGGCATTGCGCAAGCGCGCATCGGAAACCGTCTGCTCAAGGCGCATCAGTTCGCGCACGCGCTTCGGATCCACATCAGGGAAAAAGAATGTGTTTTTAATCACTGCACCGCCCGTTTCCGGTGCGGGAATCACCACGCCCGGTACGTCCTGCGGCTCGTCGGGCTGGTTCAGTATCACTGTCGTCATGACAACCTCATCAGGTTGGGCGGTGGACGCCGGTCGCCGTCAGGTCTTTGCCTGCTTTGACCGGCGTGCCGCCCGGCTCGGGGAGCGTTCAGTTAACCGGCGGTTTTTGCCGCCTTTGGTGGACGCCCGCGCTTTGCTGCCGGTTTGCTGGCAGGTTTGCGCGTGCGCGGTTTAGTCGTTTTACGGAGTGCGGTCTCTGGCTTTGGCTTCAATGCCCGTTCCAGTCGCTCAATCTCCTTGCGCACACCGGCATTGCGGTCGAGCTGCATCGCGCGCTGAAACTGCGCCAGCGCCTCTGCATTCATACCGGCATCACGCAGGGTCAGGCCTGTCACCTTATGCAGACGGGCGCGCACCATGTCGGGAACGTCAGCACCGTCGGTCAGGTCGATAGTGGTCTGCAGCCAGGAAAGGTCGACAGACTCACCGGCATCGCGCAGACGCTGCGCGGCAAGCGCTACCTCCTCAACCAGCATGTAAGGTGTTGTGCGGCGATGGTCAGAGGTGAGGCCGTATTTCAGCGCGTAGGGGGCAATTTCCAGCGCGCCAGCGATATCACCGGCATCGAGACGCCACAGCATGACGGTCATGACAATGTCGTCCTGCGCACCACGACCATCAGCCAGCACACCGGCGACCCACGGCGCATAGAACGGCAGCAGCTCGCGCTTTTTCTCGGCTTTACGTTCGTTTGAACGGATGTTTTTTAACGTGCGGCGGTCATCGGCCAGCTTAACCAGCATCTGCTCATAGGCGGTTGCATGGCGCAGCGGGGCTTGCTCCCGCTGCGCGGCTTGAGAGGCCGAGACCCGCATCATGTGACGCTGTGCGGGGCTCGTCATGGTTTAGGCTCCGCTTTCCGGTGCTGCAGGTGCAGTGAAATCGCCCAGGGTGATATTTTCCAGCAGGCACCCGGCGGCATACGCCTCGACCACATAGTCGATATTCATCGACTCGTAGTTTTCCACACGGTCTTTTTTCGGGTTTTCATCAATGCTGCGGCGGTGGCTCTCATCCATGAAATAGATAGAGAGGTTTTCCAGCGTGGTCACTAACACGGCATTCGCCGGGAAGTACGGCACACGCACAGCAGGCAGGTTGCCGATTCGCTTCTGGCTGATGATGATATCTGCCGCGAGCGCTTCGCTGTTTTCCTGCGGCTTGTTCACCAGCGGGAAATATTTGTCGGCCAGCAGTTTACGGCCAACGATGGCAACGAGTTTCGGGTCATCCTGATAAACCTCGTCAATCAGGTTGTTGGTCGCATCCATCACCAGCGCGTCGAGGTTCTCATAGTCACCGTTTCGACCGACACGAATCACTGCTGAAACGACCTTACCGTCAGCGTCGGTGATGTTGCTCATCACGCGCGTCGGGGCTTCATTGCGGTATTTCTGCAGCCAGCCGACGGTCACATCCTGCAGCATCGGATTTTTGGTGCGGTCAGAGGTGGCGGCGCGGGTGGTACCGTTAAAACCGGCCATGATGAAATCGAGCGCCTGACGCTTGACGATGGCGTCACGGATACGGCGCTGGAAGTCCTGAAAACGCGCCCACAGGTCGAGGGTTTTATATTTCAGGTGGAAGTCAAAGTTAATCTGGTCGCACTCGTACTTGTTGGACTCAAGCGCGGTAAAGTCTGCGGTCTTACGCTCATCATCACCCGAGGTGTCGGTCGTGCTGGCGATAGTACCGGTCACACCGACGCCGATTTTCTCACCCTTCATTTCTGCAACCGGCAGGATATTAATCGTCTGCAGAAACGCGGATGACTCCTGCACTTTGTTCATCAGCGTTTGCGTGACGGACGGCTCGACGGTGAATTTTTTACTGACATCATCAGTGCTGATGCCGTTCAGCTCAGCGACGCGGGTCAGATAGGCATTGAACTTAAAACGGGTTTCCGGGCGCATAGTATTTCCTGTTTGAAATTATCGGTTAGTCACTGCATCGGGCGGGGTTGCCGCCCGGTTTCGGGTTTGCGGCTTATCAGCAGTCGGTCAGCAGCTCATCGCCACCACCGCCGCTGGCTTTCGTGCGTCGCGGCTGGCTGAAACTTTCGGTTTTATCGAGGGTGGTTTTCAGGGCGGAAAATGCCTGGCTGGTTTCCTCAACCTTGCCGGTCAGTTCCTGTTTGAAGGTGGCAAGTGCGGTTTCCATATCGGAAATACGCTTATCCTGCGCAGTGAGGTTGGTCTGCACATGCTCGCTGACGGCGGTCACCGCTTCATGCACATCATTCATGCGCGCATCGTCGCTGACCTGTTTACGGCTGAAAATGGCTTTCACCTTGTCAGTCAGGGCGGTAAATACCGTTTCCGGCTGGTCTTCAAACTCAAGCTCTGCAAGCGTTGCCGCTGAAATCAGGTTTTCAGGGTTAGCCTTAAAGCGGTTAAGCGGGTTGTGTTTTGCATTGCGACAGAATTCGAGGTATTCGGTGCCGAGGCTTGCCGGGTCATCGGTCACAGCCAGACCAACGAGATAGCATTTGCCGCTGTTGCTGAAATTCGGCGCGATTTCCATTGAGGTATAAACCTTCTGGAGTGCCTTATTCATTGCGACTAAATCGTCGGATGGGCTGATTTTTGCGAACAGAGCCAGCTTTCCGTTAAGCGCGGAGTCATCTTCGATTTTCTCCGCTTTCAGCTCGACCACATCGCCATAGCGTTTGAACGGGCTATCAGGAAACACGCTTTTGATGTGCTCAAGATTGATGCGGCAACCGTAGACGCGCGGGTCAAACGTGTCGGCCATTTCCTGAATATCACTGGCGCTGATAATGCGCCCGTCGCAGGTATCACCCTCGACGCCGATGCGAAAGAATTTTGTGACTTTTTTTGCCATTGTCAGGAGTCCTGATGTTAGGGTTACTGGTCAACGCCAGTTTCCAGACTCCGGGCACACCAGACCACCGATGACGGCTGGACAATCCCCCACACAACAGCACCTTAGCGAATCGCTGACGACCATTAAGTAGCCTTGCCCTGAATCCACTACGGCGAGGCATCAATGACCATTTCCACCGATACAACCTTGTTGCATGACCCGCGACGACAGGCATCGCTGCTTTACTGGCAGGGGTTTTCCGTGCCACAGATTGCCGAAATGCTGCAGGTCAAGCGCCCGACCGTGCAGAGCTGGAAGCAGCGCGACGGCTGGGACGGCATCGCGCCGATTTCCCGCGTTGAAAGCAGCCTTGAGGCCAGGCTGATTCAGCTCATCGCCAAGCCGCAAAAGACAGGCGGTGATTTCAAAGAGATTGACCTGCTCGGACGGCAGATTGAACGGCTGGCGCGCGTCAACCGCTACAGCCAGACCGGCAACGAGGCCGACCTTAACCCCAACGTCGCCAACCGCAACAAAGGGGAGCGCAAAAAGCCGAAAAAGAATTTTTTCAGCGACGAGGCTATCGAGAAACTGGAGGAATTATTTTTCGACCAGTCTTTCGAGTACCAGTTGCAGTGGTACCGCGCAGGACTGGCGCACCGTATTCGCGACATTCTCAAATCCCGCCAGATTGGCGCGACGTTCTATTTCTCCCGTGAGGCGCTGCTGCGCGCGCTCAAAACCGGCCATAACCAGATATTTCTGTCAGCCAGTAAAACGCAGGCTTACGTGTTCCGCGAATACATCATCCAGTTTGCACGACTGGTCGACGTCGACCTGACCGGCGACCCGATTGTCATCGGCAACAACGGCGCAAAACTGATTTTTCTCGGTACCAATTCCAACACCGCGCAGAGCCATAACGGCGACCTGTATGTCGATGAAATATTCTGGATCCCGAACTTTCAGAAACTGCGCAAAGTCGCCTCGGGCATGGCTTCGCAAAAGCACCTGCGCTCAACCTACTTTTCGACGCCCTCAACGCTGGCGCACGGGGCTTACCCCTTCTGGTCGGGTGAGCTGTTCAACAAGGGGCGCGCCAGTGCCGCTGACCGCATCGAAATCGACATCAGTCACCGCGCACTCGCCGGTGGTCAGCTCTGCGACGATGGCCAGTGGCGGCAGATTGTCACCATTGAGGACGCCCTTGCCGGGGGCTGCACCCTGTTTGACCTCGACCAGCTCAAACGCGAAAACAGTGATGATGATTTTAAAAACCTGTTTATGTGCGAGTTTGTCGACGATAAGGCATCGGTATTCCCGTTCGAGGAGCTGCAGCGCTGCATGGTCGATGTGATGGAAGAATGGGAGGACTTTGCCCCATTCGCCGACCATCCTTTCGGCTCTCGCCCGGTCTGGATTGGCTACGACCCGTCGCACACTGGCGACAGTGCCGGGTGCGTCGTGCTCGCGCCGCCGGTGGTCTCGGGTGGCAAGTTCCGCATGCTTGAGCGCCACCAGTGGAAGGGTATGGACTTTGCCGCACAGGCAGAGGGCATCCGCAAGCTGACCGAGAAATACAACGTCGAATACATCGGCATTGACGCAACCGGCCTCGGTCTCGGCGTGTTCCAGTTGGTGCGCTCATTCTACCCGGCGGCACGCGGCATCCGTTACACACCTGAAATGAAAACCGCGATGGTACTCAAGGCGAAAGACACCATTCGCCGTGGCTGTCTGGAGTACGACGCCGGGGCAACCGATGTCACGCAGTCGTTTATGTCGATTCGCAAAACCATGACCAGCAGCGGGCGAAGCGCCACCTACGAGGCCAGTCGTACCGAGGAAGCCAGTCACGCCGATATCGCATGGGCGACCATGCACGCCCTGTTAAACGAACCGCTTTCTGCCGGTAGCGGCATGCAGCCTAAATCTATTCTGGAGTTCAACTAATGGGTAAGCAAAAATCCCGCAAAGCCGCCGCGCAGAAAACACGCGCACCACAGCAACTGAAAGCCAGCGCACCGCAAAAAATGGAAGCGTTCACCTTCGGTGAGCCAGTGCCGGTGCTCGACAAGCGCGATATTCTGGATTACGTCGAGTGCATCAGTAACGGCAAATGGTACGAGCCGCCGGTCAGCTTTTCCGGGCTGGCAAAGAGCCTGCGCTCTGCTGTACATCACAGCTCACCGATTTACGTTAAACGCAACGTACTCGCGAGCACCTACATTCCACACCCGCTGCTGTCCCGTCAGGATTTCAGCCGTTTTGCGCTCGACTATCTGGTCTTCGGCAACGCCTTTCTTGAGCAGCGCCACAGCGTCACCGGCCAGTTAATCAAGCTACTGACCTCACCGGCCAAATACACCCGTCGTGGGGTTGATGATTCGATTTTCTGGTTTGTGGAAAACTTCACTCTGCCGCATGAATTCGCGCCTGACACCGTATTTCACCTGCTGGAGCCTGACATTAATCAGGAGATTTACGGCTTGCCGGAATATCTCAGCGCGCTTAATTCTGCCTGGCTGAATGAATCCGCAACGCTGTTTCGCCGCAAGTATTACCAGAACGGCGCGCACGCGGGTTACATCATGTATGTGACTGACCCGGCGCAGAGCGCGACCGACGTCGAATCGCTACGCGAGGCGATGCGTAACTCGAAAGGACTCGGCAACTTTAAGAACCTGTTTTTCTACGCCCCCGGCGGAAAACCGGACGGCATCAAAATCGTGCCACTGAGCGAGGTCGCCACAAAGGATGACTTTTTCAACATCAAGAAAGCCAGTGCCGCCGACCTGATGGATGCGCACCGCGTACCGTTCCAGCTAATGGGCGGCAAGCCCGAGAATATCGGCTCACTCGGTGACGTTGAGAAGGTGGCAAAGGTATTTGTGCGCAATGAGCTGTCGCCGCTACAGGACAGGTTCAGGGAGGTAAACGACTGGCTCGGCATGGAGGTCATCAGGTTCAAAGAGTACACCCTCGACAACCCGGAATAACCCCCTCAAGCCGCCAGCATGGCGGCTTTTTCATACCCCGCCACCATCACGCCTCAGACGCGCCACACGCGCACGAACACACACGACCACCAACGAAGCAACAGCAACCACGATAGCGCCATTACGAGGCGCTCAGACGATAATTTTTATTATTCCGCACCACCTCTGGCGCGCAATGCTTTCCCCGCCACGCCTGCCCGCTTTATGGGTCGGTTTTAATGCAGTTGCATGACCACTCTGGATCCGCGCCAGCTCTGGCTGCGCACTACCAGAACGGGCAAGCCTGACGCATGCAAAACCATGCACCTGTTGCATGCACAGCTTATTTATTGATAAATCACCTTAAATTTACAAAAATCACGAACATTGGCAATTTCCAAACATGATAGCCTCTCCATAACTATCGAGCCTATTTTTGAACGGAGAAAGATATGCAAGGTGAAGTTAACGAACAGCAGCCCGATGAGATTGGATCTGAGTTTGGATACTATCCAGTAGAAGTTAACATTGAGACTGAAAATTTTTCTTTACTTACTTTACCCGGCCTCGCTGAGAAAGTAGAGCGCGTTAACAATGACAAAAATGTTGTTAAAGGTTGGATATACCCTGGAAACCAAGAGGTATATAACCTTAATGGTGGCATAACCACAATGCCTTATAGTCACCGAGTATTTGGTATGCCCAAAACGCACACACTAAAATTAAAAAACACATCCTCGTTAGAAACTCTCAACTTTGTTGTGTGGTGCCTCTCTTTTTTCAAGGGAATAAGATTGACAACCACTGACGCTGGTTTTTTAGATGCAACCACTACAAAGCCCACTAAGTTAACCGACTTTATTCTCGTTGGATGCACTGAAAAAGAAGTCATAGAACTGGCTCTTAATTATATAAATGGCAAACAAAAGGATGCGCACTCCCCCAAAAGAATTGCGGCTGTGGTGCATGCACTATTCTTATCTCAAAACCCACAATACCTTTCTTTTGAAAAATTCCAGTACCTTTACATGGCACTTGATGGTTGTTTTGCTTTGTCGTGGGCTGAGCATGACAAGGCTCCTGATAAAAAACCGCCAAATCATTACAAGCGATTAAAGTGGATGTGCAAAATTTATGGGTTATCAATCCCCGCATGGGTGTCAGGCGAAAAAAATATTTCTGGCATCCGCAATGATAATTTTCATGAGGCTATTTTTTTGGGGCAACCGCTTGGTTTCTCCAGTGTTAACAACAGTCAATATGGTAACGATATATTGCTGCAAATGCAGGCCTTAGTATGTCGTCTATTAGTGGCAATACTGTCGGTTAATGATTGCAGTTATCTCAAATCTTCGGTCAACTCACGAGATTACGATTCATTAAAAATAAATTAATGCTAACGCCTCGCGTCGCTCGTTGTTCAACGCCGCCAGCACTGAAAGCGAGTTTCAGCACTGGCGGCGTTTGCTATCGTTGACGTGGTGGAGGTGCGTATTGTGTCGGTCTGCTGATATTATCCAGCTTGCCATAATTATCCCTGACTATTTCTGCACACCCGACCAGCTCTGCTGGAGTCAGGTTCTCATTGACCATTATCGTCTGCAGACGATGAACGATAGCCATCAGTTTTATGCTTTTAGTTTTGTGCTGTGGAATTTCGCCCGGTAGTCGATGCATATTGTCGCCCTCAATGAATTTTATTGCGTGCTGTCAAAGCGCCACTATAAAACCCGCTAAGGTAACGTCCCATTCATCACTTGTGTGTAACCAATAACACATCTGGAAATTTTGAAAGGCAGGACAAACGCCTCGCGGTAGTCGTTTTTCAACACCGGCGGCGTTTGTCACTGTATTACTTAATTTTCGAGTATTGAATCAACCTCACCCGTTCGAACATCGACGCGCGCTGCTACGGTCTGTTTAACCACTCCACCATAAGCATTAGTTCCGCGAAACGTTGTTTTGACAACGGCATGCGGGTCTTTATTCAAAATAAGATGGTAAACCGTTGAAACATGTTTATAAGAGGAATCATCATTCATGCTGGCTTTTATCAGCTTCTCTAACGGACGATAAGAGCCATCCCAACCGCTAAAATTTCCCTGAAATACATCAAGGTTGATTTTATTATTTAGAGATTGTGGATCCTTCTCAAAGTCGTTGAAACACCACCCCAACACATCACCGAGCTTTAACGCATCATCTTTAGTAAAAGTGTACTCACTCATACAGGCATAAAAAACATCTGCAGAGCTGGCCGGTACACTTTTGAAGCCAACATAGTCTTTAACGATTTCGTGCCGGGTTTCTTTTGGCTCGTTGCGATATTCTTTGAGGGTTTTATCTGCGTACTCAAACGTTGGCGTAGCCGGTTCCGCTTTAACCGTCGGTACATCATTTTTCGCTACAGGCTGACCCTTTTCAGTCGGCCATAAGATTGAGCCAATAACGCCCAGCGCCAGACAGCCGCCGAGATAAACCGCACTTGAGCGCTTTCGATTTGGCATCTTAACCAGCGACGGCTTGATAAGACCAATGATAAAAGCAATAAAAAGAGCCAGAGATAAAAATGCTATTACGGTATCCATGATTTTCCTTTATCTAATCCCATAAAAAACAACCCCATGCTACCAAACATGAGGTTGATATTGGCGCTTTTTTGAAGAGCTACCGCCAGCTCTCATCTTCCCAAACTTCCTGAAGAATAGCGTCCAGCGCTTCGCGGTCTGAATCTTTATCGAACCCCATCAGTTCGACACCAGTCATGGATCCCTTTTTGACCGTAACGCGCGTCGATGGAAAAACAGACTGTATTCGCCTAGATAATTCACTCTGAAAAGCATCAATCACCGGCTGACCGACTATTTGGTCTTTATCTAATGTGATATTTACCCTCACCTTGCTCTCCCTCGCAAAAGTTTCATCAACTGGCGGCGCGGAAAAAACAACAGAAAAATTATTGTTTTTCATTAAGTTGCCTCTTGCTATCTCCGCAATTAAATTCAATGCGATTTCACGGTCTCTTTCCTGACAAGTCCCTTCAGCCGTCAGACGCGCAATCATTTCGACCCGCTCAATCATAACGTGCTCACTTAACTCTCTATCCACACAACCTCCATAACGAGATACTGTATAAACATACAGTAGCACGTATTGATAAAAAATGTGAAGAAAAAAAAGCAGTAAATACACTGTATGTACATGATATGGATGAATATTAACGGTTATGCTTTCGTTGCCAGTTCAGCTAAAGCCGCAACACGATTGAGGATTTCTGTAGCTTTGGTCTGATGCTCCTTAGCTTTAGCCTGATGTGATGGCGCTGCGGTAAATATTTCTCCTGTGGCCGTTCCTCGCAACCATTTACCATCAAAGCAACTTTTGCCACCTGCAATCAGGTGCAAGGCTTCGCCCCGGCTAATAGTGATGCCGGTTGTCAGATGTATTTCGTCGATAGTTTTCGCTATAACTGCATTTTGCTCATCCGTTCCGTGGATGAATTTTCGCCGCATTGCTGGTTTTGGCTTCCTGAGCCGGTTTGTCAGTTCTCGTCTTTCACGTCGGCTCAGTGGTTTTGATAAATCGAGTTTCGGTGGATCGCTTTCGCTTCCCGTACAGTTATTGACAGAACTCCGAGAGGGCGCAGGAGCGCCCTTAACGTCAACGGCCAAATCAACGGCACGCTTCGGCACAATTTTCCACTGCGTTAACCTGGTTAAAATCGGGGTGCCAGCGCCGACAACAGAGTCGTATACGCCTCGGATGCAGACGGTTTCCTCACCATACTGATTAAACTCGGCGCGCGGTTCATACAGCGTGCGCACCTGCAAATCATCGCGACGGACAAACGGCCCACCCTGCGCATTAACATAACCAGCCCAATCACCAGCATCGGCGGCATCATGGACGGCGGCAAACTCAACGCTCAGACCATGTGCGGTCTCGGTGTCAGCGAGACGGCGCAACTCACGGTAGACCGTCACCGGCGCACCGCCGATAAACTGAAACTGACGGATGTGCCAGCGTGCCGCCCATGCTGAAACGGCGGGGGCTGTCTCTTTCAGCAGCTCACCGCTTTCGTCATCGGTTTCACCATCAAGAGCATAGCCGTCGATATTTTTCGAAATGTATTTAGCAACATAGCCGGTAGCGCTGCCCTTTTCCGGGTCAATAGCTTCGGCATGAAAGCGGGCCTTTTTGGCCTTATCGCTTCTCAGTTCGTGACGGTCTTCCTCCCACGCATAATCGCGAATGATGAGGCGCACGCGCTCGACGTCTTCCGGCAACATGAACATAAGCATGTGCCAGTGAGGCGTTCCGTCGTGATGAGGCTCGGCAACACGGATGCCGAAAATGCGGATTTCTTCCCGATGTAGTTTGGCACGAATGCGCGCCCAAAGGCCGGTGAGGTAACTCTGCGTGTCCGACGGGCTGGCTCCGTTCCATTTGCTGTTCCGGTAGCCCGCTTTAGTTGTGGCGTGATATTTAGACGGCGCGGTCAGGGTGTAAAACTCCCCGACATAACCGAGTTCATTGCAGATATTTTCAAACCCACGAATGCGGGTCATCAGTTCGCAGCGGCGTATCGCAGGGTTAGCGACCGAACCGTCGTATTTTTCGATAAGACTGATGCGGTTGCCGTCTTCGTCTTCGAGATCCAGCCCCTTGAGAAACTCGCGCGTGCGGCGCTTCTGCTCACGCCAGTCAATCACGCAGTTTTTACTCGCGTAGGCATGCTTTTTCTTGCTGACGTTGCCAACGGCAATATGCAGGTGCTCGCGCCATGCAGCCGCAATGCGTCGCAAGCGGCCGCGCCACCAAACCTCATTAAACATGCGGGTGATGGCTGGGGCAATTTCATCCTCACCGACATATTTCTTTGTCACCCGCTCCCAATGCGGCGGGTTAACGCTGAATTGCAGGGAAATAATACCGGCGCGCATGTACCACGTGTACAGCGTTTTAAGCTCGCTAAATCCGGTGTCATCAATGTCGGCAAGTTCAGCGCGAATGAAATTAGCTATATCAGCGGCCAGGAGGTCAATATCGGCACGCGACATATCAGGGAGGCGGTTATATCTGGCGACCATATTGACCATACGTGACGCCAGATATTGCATAAGCTGGGTATCAAAATGACCACCAAAAACAGCGGCTGATACATTGCTGTTGATACCCGCGCACTCGTATTTTTTTGCGACCAGTTCAAGACGCGGCAATGCCTTTTTACAGAAGCTGATTAAAAAGGCATTGGCTCGTTGACTGCCCTGATTTTGCTCTAGCACCGCAGCGGTGCGATAAACATCAAAACGCACGCACTCAGGCTGGAGAGAAAGTACCTTTCTCGCATGCAGCAAAGCCGCGAACATACGGTCGCGGCGATACTGTTGGTCATAAGTAAGATATGGGCTGGCTATTGCCGACCGTGGAGCATTCCACGGATAAGCATAAGCAACCGTAGAACTATGCATCAGCGCTGACCCCTTCAATGGCTGCTATGCATAGTTGCCCTACCCGCTCAATTTCTGCCGCCATAGCGTCAATGGCGGTAATATCCGAGCCATGAATATGATGGTGTATCAGCCCGGAAATAAGCTGGTTAATCTTCGGATAATAACCAATAGTGTCGAGCCATTCCTCGCCAGCTTTTTTACCGGACTTAACGACTTTCTTTTCATTCAGGATGAATTGATACTGGTCGCTGGTAATAACCCATTTATCACCGATTTCTATGCGGAGGCTCATGCTGCACCACCTTGTGCTGCTCGTCGGCAATTCCAATCTGTAGCGGCGGCTTCTTTAGTTTTATACCAGCCTGACCCTGCGTAGTTTTTTACCGGGCCGTTCATCAGTTCGCATGAGCATTCTGTACATGCGGGAGCGTAGACCCGTTCATCGGACATGACCCGCTCACTGACCGAATCAAAATGTGCTTCTGAACCGCAGAACGGGCAAGGCAGCAATTGTGGCTGGCTTACGCTGGCTGCGTCTCTATATTCCCGGAGTTCTTCCAGCGCAGCCATTACCTCAAGGTGATATATCAGGTCGGAAGTACGCCGTTCTTCACGATTCCTCTCAACAGCCAGGCTTTCGATGGCGATAAGCTGGTTTAAGCTCTCATTAGTTAATCGCTGGGTAGTCATGCCGCACCACCTTGCGCGATTGCACGGATTACACCCAGCGCCAGATAGCAATCATAAAGCGCACGGTGCGGATTCTCGTCAATTTCTTCCGGCCACGCATCCAACGATGTAGCGGCTTCGGTGAGTTTTTTCCATTTGTATTTGCGGCGTTTTTTATCCCACTCCCCGTTATATTCAGCATAGAGTTGCATAGCACACTCAGGAATACAGAAATAATCAGGGTCAACGCGAGAGCCTGATGTTTGCTCTAACATTCTCTTGTCAAACTTCGCGTTATAAGCAACCCAGCCGCTCGATATTAGCTCTAAGACTTGAGGTAATATTTCTTTCCAGCTCGGCGCACCCTCAACCATTTCATTAGTGATGCCATGAATCTCGGTAGCCTCTGCCGGGATATCTTTGGAGGGTTTAATAAGGGTGTTAAGCAGAATAGCACCGGTACAGTCGATGATTGAAATTTCAACTATTTCGGCTTCTCTGTCTAACCCTGTAGTTTCGGTATCGACAATAACGACATTTTTATTAATCCATCTGCTAGCAATCTCGCGTGGTGATTCCACTCGGTCAGAATGGTAAATAATACGGTCAGCCATCGCCCAGCATGTGCGGATAGCCTCATCAGGATTAGCATCATTAAACTGGTCTTCATGAGATAAAAAACCGTTAAATATCGCTGCGAAAAATGCCTCTCTTTTATTCAGTTCCATATTAAACGCCTCTGTAATGTTTAGATTTGAGCTCTGCTATTTGCTGACAGGTCACGCAAAAGGCCACGCCCGGAATCGCAATGCGGCGAGCTTCCGGGATTGGTGCGTCACATTCATCACAGAGAAAAGGGGAAGGTGCAGCGATACGGCTGCGCGCGTTGCTGATGTGGCGCTCGCGGTCTTCCTGCTCACGCTGTTGTGCTAAATCCATTGCGTCGGCCATTAATGCAGCTCCTGTGATTCGTTCTCAAAGCGAGTGGCTTCACGGCGCAGCAGTTCGGCCGCTTCGGTACCGCTCATACCCTCTTTAGTGATATGGATAGCCAGCGCCTCAAGACGGATTGAAACAGCGAGCGCGCGGTCTTTACGCTCTTCTTTTTTGGCATCGGTCAGCAATACGGCCAGCGCATCGCTATCAGTGTTAAAACTACGGGTTACGGTATTACGCATAATTGACTCTCCTGATTTCGGGCAATAAGAAGCCCGGCGGGTTTACGCCATTAAATTTCTGATTGGATTAATTCGGCATGGTTAGCCGTTTGGGAAATAAGCTCACTACTGCACGAAAATGATTCATCGCTGTAATAAGCGCTTTTTTCTCGTCAGTAGTCAGCTCACTTAATTCGAGCTCATGACGAGCCGCCGGTATTTTTGCCAGAAAGAAAATAGCGGCCAGCGCCCGATTATTTTCTTCAAATTGTGGATCGCGTTTATCGCGCATATCATCGACAAAACGCTCGACCTCTTTCCAGCTATCGCCCCAATATCTCGCGCGCAATTCAGCTACATGATTGAGACCGGCCAGACGTTCACCCGCTTTCAGCGGAACAGTCGCGGAAACAGCTTCGATAGCCATGATTCCCCCTGCTTTTGAGTGGAGAGGCCAGCCAGTAAATCAGCCTGTGAGCGGCTCGGGTGCCAGCGCTTGCCGTCCTTACCTGCGATCCAGCCGTAACCGTAGTGCATGCCGGGACTTTGCTTTACTAGCAGCGACGCGAATGACGGTTCACTTTTCAGCATAAGCACCTCAAATCAGACCGAATGACGCGCCAATACCGCTCATGGTATCGACCACGCTTGTCATAGCGGGATTAGTCTGCAGACGCGCATGCAGCGCCAGTGCCGACAATGACAACATGCGAATGCCAGCATTAACGCTTTCAATCATGTTGTGCTTACGGGCAGAGGTCAGACGTTCATCAGATACCGCGCCGCTCGCCAGTTCGCCGAGCTCACGCATTGCGCGCATGACGTAGGCCTGCAATTTGTCTTTAGCCAGTTCATTAACCGGCACACATGGCAGGCAATGAATCTGAGCCAGAAAGCCATCAACGAGAGTTGAGTCTTCGGTCAGGTCAGTCAGTAGCCACAATTCAGGCGGCGTGAACTGGTGCGGCTGTTCCGGGTTTAGCTTGTTACGTAACGTTTGAACGTTCATACCCGCACGCTCGGCCAGCTTCGCCATGTTGTGACGCTGCGCAAAAGCCCGGCACGCTTCGTCATAGTGGGGATGTTTGGAAACCTGAAAATCAAACATGTTGCATCCTTACAATTCACATAAAGTGAATTAAGCGCCGATGACGAGTTGAAAACGGGAATGACCCAACGCTTTACGCAACTGCTCTTCTTTCCAGCGTGCGTAATAAATGCGAATCGGGCCACCTGCTTTCTTGCAGCCTTTCCGGATGGTGCGGGGTTCGATTGGTACACAAGGGTTGTCGCCGGTTGTCCAGCGGTAAGCGGTACGTTCAGATACACCCTCAAGCTCTGCGAATTGCTGCAGAGTAACGATAGGTGCAGGCACTTTGATGATTGCGATTTCAGAAGCCATATTGCATGATTCCCTATTAGCCAAAGTTTGCAATTGATTTGACTCTGTTTGCCAACACTTGCCATCAATTGCGTGGGTTTAGCCAAAATATATCTCCCAATTGAGAGATAGTAAATAGGTTTTATCGAAATGAGAATAGATTCTTTAGGATGGAGCAACGTAGATGTACTTGACCGCATCTGCGAGGCGTACGGATTTTCACAGAAAATTCAATTAGCTAACCACTTCGATATCGCATCCAGTTCATTGTCAAATAGGTACACCCGAGGCGCTATCTCCTATGACTTTGCGGCTCACTGCGCCCTTGAAACAGGTGCTAATCTTCGGTGGTTACTTACCGGAGAAGGGGAAGCGTTTGTAAATAACAGAGAATCTAGCGACGCTAAAAGGATTGATGGATTCACATTAAGTGAAGAAACCCTCAAATCCGATAAGCAACTGAGCATTGATGCCCAATTTTTCACAAAACCACTCACAGATGGGATGGCTATCCGTTCCGAGGGGAAAATTTATTTTGTGGACAAGCAAGCGTCATTGTCTGACGGCCTATGGCTAGTCGACATTGAGGGAGCAATAAGCATTCGAGAGTTAACAAAACTACCGGGCAGAAAACTACATGTTGCAGGCGGGAAGGTTCCTTTCGAATGCGGCATTGATGATATTAAAGCGTTGGGGCGTGTGGTGGGTGTATACAGCGAGGTTAACTGATGACCGTCCGTAAAAATCCGGCTGGCGGTTGGATTTGTGAACTCTACCCAAACGGCGCAAAAGGCAAACGTATCAGAAAGAAATTCGCTACTAAGGGCGAGGCTCTGGCGTTTGAGCAGTACACCGTTCAAAACCCGTGGCAGGAAGAAAAGGAAGACAGGCGCACGTTAAAAGAGCTGGTTGACTCATGGTATAGCGCTCATGGCATTACCCTGAAAGACGGCTTGAAACGCCAGTTAGCCATGCACCATGCTTTTGAGTGTATGGGCGAACCACTCGCACGCGATTTCGATGCGCAGATGTTTTCCCGCTACCGAGAAAAACGGTTAAAAGGTGAGTATGCTCGTTCAAACAGAGTGAAAGAGGTATCGCCTCGCACACTTAATCTTGAGCTGGCCTACTTCCGGGCGGTGTTCAATGAGCTAAACCGTCTCGGAGAATGGAAGGGTGAAAACCCACTGAAAAATATGCGCCCATTCCGCACAGAAGAAATGGAAATGGCCTGGCTAACTCACGACCAAATTTCGCAACTGCTCGGAGAGTGTAAACGGCATGACCACCCTGATTTAGAAACCGTGGTAAGAATCTGTCTCGCCACTGGCGCACGGTGGTCTGAGGCTGAGAGTCTGAGAAAAAGCCAACTCGCGAAATACAAAATCACATACACCAACACTAAAGGCAGAAAAAATCGCACCGTCCCAATCAGCAAAGAGCTCTATGAGTCTCTACCTGATGATAAAAAAGGCCGGTTGTTTAGTGATTGTTATGGCGCGTTCCGTTCAGCTCTGGAAAGAACAGGTATCGAGCTACCGGCAGGACAGCTAACCCACGTTTTGCGCCACACCTTCGCCAGCCACTTTATGATGAATGGTGGTAATATTCTGGTCTTGCAGCGCGTGCTCGGCCATACCGATATCAAAATGACGATGCGATATGCGCACTTTGCCCCTGACCATTTAGAGGACGCCGTTAAGCTCAATCCACTGGCAGTGAGTGGCGATAAAGTGGCGGTAGAAATGGCGAATAATGGGTAA